TTAAATAGCGACGAGTTCGGCCAATTTGTCAGCAACATTATCCTTTGATTTTTTGGACAAGTGAGTATATAAATCCATCGTGATTGCTATTTTAGCGTGGCCTAACCGCTCTTGTGCAATCTTAGCGGGAATCCCAGCCTCAAACAACAACGAAGCGTGGGTATGTCTAAACCCGTGGGGAGTAATCCTTTTTAATCCATGCTTCAATATAAATCTGTCCAGTCTTTTTCTCACGGTGTCGCTAGCAAAATTAAACAATTTAAACGATCCGTGTAAAGGTTTGATACTTTGCTTAATATATAATTTGGCTAACGACATGGTCTCAGCGTCCATTGATATAGTGCGATTGCTTTTTTTGGTTTTAGGAGATTGTACAGCCCATCCTTCTTTTGTATAAGCAATGGTTTTTGTAATGCTGATAGTATTGTTGCGGAAATCAAAGTCGGTATCTTTTAAAGCTATTAATTCACCAATCCTAAAACCGCCATAACTCAGCAATCTATAAATCAGACGCATCTCTAGAGTTTCTTCAGCTTCCACAAGCCTCAAGAAAGTATTCAATTCCTCTTTTGTGTAATATTTTTTGGTGAGTGTATCCACGTTTTTGTAAGTGCACTTTGATCTCAACGTCTTGTTCATTGGGTTGTTATCAATAATACCTAAGTTGACAGCAAATTTAAAAATTCTGTTTGCTAGACTTAGATAAAGCGTATATCCGCTATATCGAGACAGGCAATTCACAAATTTTTGACAAATCATGACAGTTATCTTCGTCATTTGCAGTTGCCCTAAATGTGGCTTTAAAATTGTTTTATAGTAATTTTGGTTAACCAGAAATGTTGACGGTTTGACTGTATTTTGGTACTGCTCAAACCACAGTTTAGCTACATCGTCAAATGTAGTTTTATCATTACTTTTCCAAGCGCCTTGACGCTGGAAATCATCAATAAGTTTTACCTCGGCTCTTTTAGCTTCTCTTTCTGTTTTAAAACCTTGCCTAGTTGTCCTGACTTGTTTACCAGTCACGGGATCAACCCCAAGGTATGCTCTTAAGCGATAGGCAGTTGTGCCATCTTTTTTAGTGTATTTTTCAATCATTGTTTTTCCTCTCTCTTTGCGCTGGGGAGTGCTGATTTTGAGATAGGATATTGGCATCACCTCCTTTGTGTGATATAATTCAGAGTATAAGAAAATGAGCTATTTAAAGCTTACTTCTTATTGATTGCATATTGCCTTACGCTCTCCTCGACCAAAATTTGAGCGTGGGGCTTTTTTATTTATCTAAAAGTAAGTAGCCATCTATATAAATTAGAGGGACACTATTCTCAGAACCACTTGTTGTCGTATATTCATAAGATAATAAATATCTTCCATTGATAGTGATATTATCAGTTTCTAAAAGTTTAGTTTCTAGTCGCTTGGTTTCGATAAACAACATATACAAGTCCCCGTTAGGGGTGTTTGCTAGCATTTTAGTATATTTATCTTTATCAGAGATTTGTATTATTTTTAAATTATTGATTCTGACCTTAAGGGAAAAGTACTTTTTAGGGTCTCTTAAAATTGTTTTGTAGTCATAAAATAGATACTCATCTGATTTGTAGTTATCTGTTGTTACTTTATCAATCTTAGATATTAGAGTATCAAAGTATTCTTTTTCGCTCATATCTCCAGATACTTTACTAGTATCCGATGAGGGAGTCTTTGATGTTGTATCTTTTTTTGAGCCACCAGTGCAAGCTCCGAGACATACTATTAAGACTGATAAGGTAAACAAATATACTATTTTTTTCACAATAAATCCCCTAAATTAAATTTTTAAATTCTTCTTTAACCATCACTTCGTCAGCGATTGAGGTCAGTTCATACTTTTCCATGAATTGGATGTAGTTGAAATCCTCCATATTATCCCAATAGGATAGCTCTTCTTTTAAGAGATGATGTATCATACACCTATCAGCTTGTAGCTCTGCTTTTTCTTTGTTTAGCTTGTAATAACTCGCAGTATGTTCTCTATGTCCTAGTTCGTGATAGATGACTTTGTGTTTATATATACCGTCAAGATAAGTGTCAATCGCAATGACGTTGTGTTTTTTATTAAACATTCCAGGGATATTTGTACCCCTACCGTCAAAGTAAACTAAATCGATTCCTTTTTCCTGGCAGACTGTTTCTGGTGTCATCATAGAGCTGCCCTCTCTATTTTCTATTTTTGATGCGCGTTTCCAATATAGATGTGATAAGGTCTATATCCTCGTCGTTGAGTTCGTGTCCGTCGAAGAAGAAGGTTTCTTCTGCATCTTTTTTTAGATCGATTGCGACCGAAGTGTGCCCATCTTGAGCCATCTTAGGATTATCTGTCCTGCCAAGTAAATAGTCGGTAGAAACATTAAAGTAGTTAGCTATTTTTTCTATTGGGTCTGTATTAGCCGTTTTTTTACTTTTTAAATTATAAATGTAGTTTTCACTCAGCCCTATATCAGTTGCGACCTTTTGGAGAGATACTCCTCTTTTTTTAGCTAAGGCTTCAATTCTTGAATACACCTCAAACATTGTCATATCAACCTTTCTGAAAGTATGACAAAAAAATTTAACTTTTTCGAGTAAAAAATATTGACTTAGTTCACACGATAGAGTAAAATAGTTTTTGTAAGATAGTTAGTTAGTAAAAAACGAAGTTAAACTTTTTACAAATCTTTTAAAAGTAGTTGGGGAACTGCGCAATATAAAAGAGTTATAAAGGTTATAACTAGGTTTTTCTTATGCCTTCATTTTACATTAACGTGTAAAATAAGTCAACACAAAAATGTTATTTTTTTACTAACTTTCTTGCTTACAAAAATAAAACACCACCTAGCTGCTATCTAGATGGTGCTACGGAAATTATTCTGCTCAATAAAAAACACTCTCCGTTATTACACATTGGAAAGTGTTTACAAGTTTTTATTAAGACTGAGCAACAGGTGTAAACTGTTGGCTGAAACTTCGTCGGTCCTGCTTCCGACACTGCTTTCATCATGTATAAGCTAGTCCTTGGACGCCACTCGGCAGTTATCTGACAGGCCTGCTATAAGTCGCGCTGCAGTCGCCCTTATAGTCAGCGTCAGGCTCCGTGTGTTAAACGTCTTCGATAAAAAACATTGTTGTTACCTAGCTTATATAACTCATCTAGTCACAGTACCTTTCAAAAATTTTGCCAATTTGCATCAACTCCTTTTTTGTAATAAAGGTACTTTCATTATAAGGTTGTAAGTCAAAAAAATCAAGATGGTTACAAAAATCATTGAGCAGAATAACGATTTCCGTATATTTTATTAATATTTTCTACTTATTTTTGAAAAGGAGGTATATAAATGCCAGATAACGCAATCGCCATCGAAAAAATAAAGAAGTATTTGCTTGATAACAATCTTAAACAAGTTGATCTAGCAGTTACTTATGGCAAAGAACCGCAAGATGTGGCGAATATTCTTGCTGGACGAAAAAAAGACCCAGCATCAAATCGCTTTGTCTTAAAAGTTATTTCGGATTTAAAAATCAGATAGAAGGAATAATATGAATAATCTTATCACAGTAACACTAAACGAAAACCAAGAACCTATTGTTTCTGGTCGAGATTTGCATCAAGCATTAGAAATTAAAACTCAGTACACAAAATGGTTAGAACGAATGTCTGATTATGGGTTTGAAGAAAATGAAGACTATGTAGCTATTAGTCAAAAAAGACTAACAGCTCAGGGCAATCAAACAGAATATACAGACCACGTTCTAAAACTAGACATGGCTAAAGAAATTGCGATGCTTCAACGGAACGAAAAGTCTAAACAAGTCCGCAAATACTTTATCCAAATCGAAAAAGACTTCAACAGCCCTGAGAAAATCATGGCAAGGGCGTTGCTGATGGCGGATAAGAAAGTGCATAAACTTGAAGCACAAATCGAGGCAGACCGTCCCAAAGTACTATTTGCTGATGCTGTAAGTGCTAGCAAATCATCTTGTCTGATTGGTGAGTTAGCTAAAATCCTGAAACAGAATGGAGTCAATATTGGTCAGAATAAGCTATTTCAGTGGTTACGAGCCAACGGCTACCTAATCAGTCGCCGTGGTGAGTCTTGGAATCAGCCAACGCAAAAAAGTATGCAGCTTGGATTGTTTGAACTCAAAAAAACAGCCATCAATCACTCTGACGGTCACACTACAACAAATGTAACCCCAAAAGTTACTGGTAAAGGGCAACAATACTTTATTAATAAATTCTTTAACCAGGAATATCTGCCAGTTTAGAAACGTAACAAAACTAACGAAGGGAGAAAAGTATGCCAGAGGATTTAATCAAACAACTAGAAGCTGGTTCAGAATTTCTAGCAAAGACATGTTTACATAGCAAGATTATTATCACGGTGGATGGTATTCGGCTTGTGGAAACAAAAGAGTTCCACCCAGTGAGCGGAACTCTACTAGATTAGACAATACGTGTATAAGTGTGTATCTTAGCTAATCTATGAATATTTGAGCCAACAGACCCAACAAGAACAGAACGGTATTCCGTTTGGCTTACATTGTGATAATGGTAAATAGAACCATTATTAAACTCAACTTCCAAAGTGTTATTTTCCCAATCAACACTTCGGGCGTTACTAGATGAAACGTATTGACGTTGCATAACTTTTCCTCCTTTCGTAATGATAGCTTTATTATAGCACGCAGGAGGAACTACACAGATAGAAAGGAAAACCACATGAGACCAAAACGATATCCGTATAGCGGGAAGAAAAACAGAAAAGCAAAAGACATCAGTCTCAAGCTGATGTCTAAAGAGGAGTTATCTGATTTTAGTCGTCAGATTGCTGAAGCCACTCGTGATAGTGTCGAACCATTTCGAGAGCCGCAAAGTATGATGAGCTAAGTATTAACTTTTCAAGGTTTACAGATCCCCCTTCGCTTTCTTTCGCATATCTATTGTAATGGTACTCAATAACTTCCAGAATTTCTTCGGTTTTACCATTGCTTAGAGATTGGGCGAAATTGTTGAAATCTTTATTCATATAATCACCTCCTTTCGAGATGATTATATCAAAAAAAGTCCGACGGCAATCGGACTCTAAAGAATACTATTTACTTAGATTATACCACGAAAGGGGTGATAAATCTATGCAATCACAACTTACTTACGATTTACTAAAAAAGCAGATAGCAGAAGAGCTTTTTGATGAGTTTAAGAAACTCATACAGGAAAAAGATTTAGCGAATCAGTGGGTCAATCAAACAACGCTCGTCAATGAATACGGCTACTCATGGCAAACTATAAAACGCATGGAGAGCTATGGCCTTAAATCTTTTAAAAACGGTAAAGACAAAATGTATTGTCTTGCTGATGTCAACGAAATCAAACACTTAATGAAACAATAAGCGCTGGGGAGTGCTAGAGGAGCGTAACATGAACAAATTAGAACTATTTTTATTAACAACAACGATTATCTTAGCAATCATTGCAAGAATTCAGTATGAAGTCATAAAAAAACATAATTCACCAGAGAATAAGCGAAGAATTTTTAGGGAAGTAGCTTTAGAAAACAGCAAAGGATGGAGCGAGAAGCGCTCTAGAGGAGAGGTGGTCAGCTGATGCAGTACATTTTTCAAGACGCTACGAGGTAATTTTACTAGTGTTAGTAATGAGTTTATTGATGATAAAGAACTATCTTATAAATCCGTTGGATTGCTATTGACCATCCTAAGAAATAAAGATGAGTGGCGAGTATACCCAGAAGAGCTTGCTAGTTCTTTTAAAGTTTCCAAAGTAATGGCTGACTTTGATGTCGGCGCAGAACACGTTAGAGAACATTTTATTGGAAAAATAGACTATCCCGATAAATGGCAGATAGGTTTAATTGTAGGCGGAAGTGGAACAGGAAAAAGCACTATCGCTAAAGAGTTGTATAACGAAGCGTTAGAAGATGACTTTGTTTATCCTGATAAACCTGTTATTATTATCACAGCAGAAGATGGCTCAGTCATCTCTCAACCAATCAAGCAGGACTTAAACTCAACTAATGACACAGAGATTATCAAAGCCGCTTTGGAAGAATTTAAAAAATCTGAATACGTTGAAATTGCAATGGGCGAAGCCGTGCAAAAAGTAGACGACCTTGAAAAAATCTCACAGGAAACCGCTAAGACTGCTAAAACAGCCCAAACAGCTGCTGGACTAGCTAAGGTGTCCGCAGAGCGCACGCAAAAGATGATTAACTTACAAACGATCCACATGTTAACGAGCGGCGGCAAGATTGATCCTGATATCTATAAAGGTCTTTTAGAGCTTATTGAGCCTGCTAAACAAGGTGAGTATCAAGCCTATGATGTCTTTACTGTTGTAGATGAGTCGCACGAAGATCAAGCGGGAGAAGGTAATCTTGTCTTTGTACATGTCAACGAGCCGTTTACTTATGAGGCGCAAACTCTTAAAGATTTGGAATCAGAGGACAAAGTCACAGTCATTAAATATGCGGATTTGGTTAAACAAGATTAGAGGTGGTTAGATGATAGATTTTGTACAAATTGGTGCTTTTTGTGGCGCTGCTTTGTCTATCTTGGGTGTTTGGGGATTTATCGTCAATCCCTTTAAAAAAGCCATGGAAGCTAATGAGTTTGCCATGGCTCAACTCAAGGACTCAATTAAGGAGTTAGCTTATGAGCTTAAAAATCTTGACCGTGACCGTGAGATTACCAAAAAAATTATCGACCGCCACGAAGAGCGTTTAGGTCGTGTCGAAGATGAAGTCATTATTAATAAGGAGCGTATTGTCACGCTGTTTAAAAAAGGAGAAGAAAAATGAACAAATGGTTTAAAAAAGTAGCAATCAAAACAATTAAGACAATGGCACAAACTGCGGTTGGTCTTATCGGGTCAAGCATGTTGATTACGGATATTAACTGGCCTACTATGCTATCAGCAGTGTTGTTGTCAGGACTTACTTGTGTCCTCATGAATGTGTCACAAATCAAGGAAGAGGAATAAGCCATGCGAGCAGTCACACGATTAGCATTAGTTATAGCAATCGCAATACTGTATGTTCCGCTGTCTGTGATTGCTCTTATCTTTTATCCGTTTTTAGATAAGGAGGACAGATGACCTTTTTAGATGATATTAAGCAGGGCTGTTTAGATGGCTGGACTAAGTATAAAATCTTGCCATCCTTGACAGCTGCTCAGGCTATTTTAGAGAGCGGTTGGGGCAAACATGCACCACATAACGCTTTATTTGGTATTAAGGCTGATGCGAGCTGGACAGGTAAGTCTTTTGACACTAAAACTCAGGAGGAGTACCAGCCTGGTATCGTCACGGATATTGTGGACCGATTTAGGGCCTATGATAGTTGGACTGACAGTATTATTGATCATGGCAAATTTTTAAACGATAATCCACGCTACAAAGCAGTTATCGGTGAGACTGACTATAAAAAAGCTTGTTACGCTATTAAAGCAGCTGGATACGCTACGGCAAGTAGCTATGTCGAACTTTTAATCCAACTGATTGAGGAAAACGACTTACAAAGTTGGGATAGAGAAGCTCTTAAAAATAATAAGGAGGAAACGATGACAACCGCAAACGAAATTGTACAATACTGTGTTAACCTTGCTAATTCAGGCATGGGTGTTGACAAAGACGGTGCTCACGGGACGCAATGCTGTGACTTGCCTTGTTTTGTCGCTAAAAATTGGTTTGGTGTTGATCTTTGGGGCAATGCGATTGATTTATTAGACAGCGCAAGTGCGCAAGGCTGGGAAGTCCATCGTATGCCAACAGAGGCAAACCCAAAAGCAGGCGCTACATTTGTCCAATCAGTGCCGTATCATCAATTTGGACATACGGGAATTGTCATTGAGGATAGCGACGGCTACACTATGCGGACTGTTGAACAAAACATTGATGGCAATGCAGACGCCTTATATGTCGGCGCACCAGCTCGTTTTAATACTCGTGACTTTACTGGCGTTGTTGGATGGTTTTACCCACCATATCAAGGGGATACAGTCACGCAACCAGTCAGCACCGAGCCGCAAACTTCTGACACTATCGTAGAGACAGCAAAAACAGGCACCTTTACCCTTGATGTTGCAGAGATCAATATCAGACGCTGGCCAAGTCTAGCCAGCGAGGTTGTAGGTATCTACAAGCAAGGTGATACTGTCAGCTTTGATAGCGAGGGCTACGCTAATGGCTATTATTGGATTAGCTATGTTGGAGGCTTAGGTATGCGTGACTACCTAGCTATTGGACAGACTGATAAAGACGGGAACCGCATCAGTATTTGGGGTAAATTAAATTAGATAAGACAAATGCCCTCGCTTTTTGCGGGGGCTGTTTTTTGGTATCCTAATCAAGATGTAGTGTTAGCTAACTTTTTAGCTAACAAGATATAGTACTTGACAAATATGTTATAATTAAGAAAAAGGAGGTGTAATTGAGATGCATGCGTTATTTGTTGCAAATTATATAATTGAGTATTCAAATAAAAAAGGCTACAAAATTAATAACCTTAAATTGCAAAAATTATTATACTTCGTTAATGTAAGAAACATTCTTGAAAATGGAGCTCCGCTTTTTGAAGAGAGTATGGAAAAGTGGAAGTATGGACCGGTTGTTCCTGATGTCTATCATGAATATAAACGTTTTGGAGCTTTTTCCATTTCTACAGACGAGATGATTATGGAATATGTTGAATTCAGCGTCAGCCCATTCGGGGAGTTATCTGACTTAGAGATAACTGAATATGACTCACAAAAAGTAGAGAATACTCAATTGATTGAGAATACAGTTGATGCTCTGCATGGGTTCGGTCCGTTCGAACTTGTTGATATTACTCACGACCATACACCTTGGAAAAAGTATGAGGATAGAATAATGGACGGTGTCCAAGGAATTAAATATACAATCGAAGAAATAAAAGACTTTTTTGGACATAATCCAGGGGCTAAAATATGGGTACAATAGCTCCAGCGTTTATGGAATTATTACTAGATGCTAATTTTTGCAAAGCACCAGTAAATAATCAAGACACTTTATTAAAGGTTTATCATAGGGAAATGGCTAAAGATAATGTCACAATTCCTTATGAAATAATTGCTGAATATGTGTATAGTCACGAAGATAGCGTTGAAGAAAATGAGAAATTAAACTCAAATATCGACTTTATTATTTCGGAATTTTCAGGGACTGATACACAAAAAGATATTTTGATAAAAAACCTCGATAAAATAAAAAGCAATTATTCATTAGCTCAAACTCAGAAAAAATTTATACTTAAAAACTCTCAAGAAGCTAAAGATGTTCTGGAGAAGATTATCCCTGAGCTAAACACATTAGCAAAAGAAACTTCTAACCTTGCAGCTACAAATGACGAATTAAAAAAACAATCCGCAGAGACTGACGGTGTTTTGCAAAAAGTTAAGCAAGGAGTGGATGATGTTCGGAATACAAAATCTTCAATCTACACAGACTTTATTGCTATCTTAGGAGTGTTTTCAGCTTTTGTTTTTGTTATGTTTGGTGGTATAGATGTAGCAAGGGCGATATTTGACATTGGTAATGATCTTCAGACTCTTGATTTATCAAGGATGATTACTGTCTCAAGTCTAATGCTAATCGGTGTATTGACATTGATGTATTCTTTGTTGCTGTGGGTAGCTAGAATTACAGGTAAAAATTTCGGTAACTGCTATTCGTCAAAATGTGATAATGGGTGTCGGCATAAATGGCGTCATTTTCTCATGAGACATTCATTTTATTTTTCTTTAATGTTCTTACTTGTTTTAACAACTGTAGTTAGTCACTGTCTCCTTAAATAAAAAACCAACCGCTCTCTTGATTGAGGGCGGTTTTTTGTGTGCAAAATCAAGAAAATTCTTTTATCTTCTAAAACAAAAAAAGGGGGGAAGATAAGTTAAAAACTTAGTCATACCAACCTGATGAAGTAGGCTATCTTGAATAGATGCTGTTAAATAATTGTATACATAAAATCCTATTATATTAAGCTTTATAGCTGTATAATGTTTTTTTTGTGTTTTTTTAAAATTATAGTTGAATTATTATTTAAATATAGTATACTTGCTAAACAAATTGATTAAACTTAAAAAATGTTAGGAGAAAAAATGAAAAAAAATACCTTGACTTTGTTATTCCTTGTGTGTGTATCGCTTGCTCTATACACTACTGAGAGTGTCTTTTCAGATACGTACAATACAAATGATGTTAGAAATCCAAGGAACATATATGCTCCTAGATATGATAAAGACGAAATTTTGGATAATAGAAGATTAAAAGAAATATATAATAAAGAAATTATTGAAAAAAATAATATATCGATAAATGCCAAACAAGGAACGCAATTGATTTTTAATACGGATGAAAATACTACAGTTTGGAATGATAACACTTTTAAGAAAGTCATATCTAGTAATCTTTCTCCTTCACAGGAAAGAATGTTTAATGTTGGTGATCATGTGAATATTTTTGCTATAGTAAAGTCATATCATGTTGTATGCAAGGAACAATTCAATTATAGTGATGGGGGAATAATAAAAACAAGTGATGTAAAACCAGAAGAAAAAGCAATTTATATTAATATTTTTGGTGAAAAAGAATTACGAACATTAACAGCTAAAGATAAGATTACCTTTAAAAATAATATTGTAACTCTTCAGGAGATTGATGTTAGACTTAGGAAAAGTTTGATGGGGGACAGCAAAATAAAATTGTATGAGTACGATTCTTTGTATAAAAAAGGGTTTTGGGATATTCATTATAAAGACGGTGGCATTAGACACACCAATTTATTTACTTACCCCGACTATACAGATAATGAAACGATTGATATGAGTAAAGTTAGTCACTTTGATGTTCACTTAAACGAAGATTTTTCTAAAGATTAGTGGTTGAATGCTATTTTAATTTAATTTTTAGTCTATTTAAATAGATTTTGATGAATTAGACGGTTTTAGTAGACTTCTAGGCATCACTATCGGTCAACCGAGGAATATGACAAAACCGCTCAGATAATTCTGGGCGGTTTTTGTGTTTTTTAAGGAATTATTTTTTTAATTTCTTTCATCTTCAATTTTTATTAACCTATGAAGGAGGAATGTAGAACCCGTCATACGCCCGTTTGTTTATTTCTTTTTCAGGAAATAGTAGCTACCAAATATTTCAAATACGTTAATTTAAAATTACCACTATATTTAATTTTACCAAAAAAATTAAATAAAAAAAAGACTTGTATTTGTAATATTTTAAGTGTAATATTCTTCTTGAGATAAGGTCTACCTTAGTTTTAAGAAAGGAGGTTTGTTGACATATTGGGGTAGCACTTAATAGTTTCTCTGTTATTAAAATAGTTGGAGAAAATTTATGAAAAAAGTAATAAATACTATTCTATTAGCTGCTTGTTTTTTATTCTTTTTAGGTAATTTTACTACAAATGTATTAGCTGAAGGGATAAATGATAAAATGGAAAATGGCACTGAAAGTGATATTAGCTTCCAAAATGGTGAACTCCTAAAAAATTATCTTATCCTAGAAGGTGAACGAGTATACTTTGATTATGATAGAGCAACTCAAGATAAAGTATCAGATGATGTTCTAGAGATGGGAATGTTAGTTGAAGCTATAAGTAAGGATTATTCTGAGAAGACATTCACCCCAGATAAGTATTTTAAAGCTAGTTGGCCTGTCCACGGTAACTATTGTGGACCAGGTCATAATGGGAATAACTTTACGTTGCCAGTAGTAGATGTTTTGGATCAAGGTTGCCAAAACCACGATAGTTGCTATAAGTGGGGTGCCGGTATTGGTGCTAATTGTGAATGTAACCGTCAGCTAGTTAATTACATAAAAGTTTATAGACGATGGATGCCAGCGAATGTCCTTGGCGTAGCCGATGCTATTAGAGTATATTTTGAGACAGTAGGTTCTATAGGATGTTAAATTTCAAAAAAAACGTTAGTGATTATTCGAAGTACTATATTTTGAGTATAGTGTTATTATGGATAGGAATGTTCTTTGTTCCTTGGGATAAGACTCTATTCGGTGTTTCGATTTATCTGTTTGTTATGCAAAAGTTATTTATAGTGTTTGGTTTGACGGCTATCTTCATGGCCTTTGTGTCTAAAAAAATAAATCTATTTATTTGGGGAATATTATTTATTTTCGCATTTTGGATTAATATGTTTTTGTTATTTTCCGTATTACCAATTTTGGGAAATTAGTTTAACAAAAAAGAAGAGGGGGGTCTCCCTCTTCTTTTACGAATAAATAGATAAGGAGGTACTTATGCTAACATACGACGAGTTTAAGCAAGCGATTGACAATGGATATATCGTAGGAGACACAGTAGCGATTGTGCGTAAAAACGGACAGATTTTTGATTATGTGTTGCCTGGCGAAAAAGTCAGACCGTCGGAGGTTGTGGCTGAGGAAATAGTGGAAGAGGTGGTGGTGGAATTAGACAAATAAAAAAGACTTTTCCAAGTCCCGAAATCAGATGCTCCCCAGCGCAAAATTACTACGTTATTTACTACGTTGTTTTTAAAATCAGTGTAATTGACCAGATAATGTAAGGTTGTAAAATGTTGATTTATCAAGTGATTAGGCAATGATAGCAAATGATACCATATTAATGTTCTTTTCTGATATAATAAAAGAAAGACTAGTATGAGAGGGCCATGCAAGGCCCTTTATAAAGATAAGGAGACACCGTGTGTACTCATTGTTAATTGTAGAAGACGAATACCTTGTGCGCCAGGGTATTCGTTCTTTGGTTGATTTTAGCCAGTTCAAGATTGATCGGGTCAACGAAGCAGAAAATGGCCAGTTGGCTTGGGACTTGTTTCAGAAAGAGCCTTATGATATTGTTTTGACGGATATCAATATGCCCAAATTAAATGGGATTCAACTAGCAGAACTCATTAAACAGGAATCCCCCCAAACTCATCTGGTATTTTTGACGGGCTACGATGATTTTAACTATGCCTTATCTGCTTTGAAGTTAGGGGCAGATGATTACTTGCTCAAACCCTTTTCCAAGGCCGATGTGGAAGATATGTTAGGAAAGCTCCAGCAAAAATTAGACCTTTCCAAGAAAACAGAAACCATTCAGGAATTGGTTGAGCAGCCTCAAAAAGAAGTATCAGCAATAGCAATGGCTATTCATGAGCGGTTGGCAGATTCTGATTTGACCCTAAAAAGCTTGGCTCAGCAGCTTGGTTTTAGCCCTAATTACCTTAGCGTCTTGATTAAAAAAGATTTAGGGATGCCCTTTCAAGATTATCTGGTACAAGAACGGTTGAAAAAAGCCAAGCTTCTCTTGTTAACCAGTAATCTTAAAATCTATGAAATTGCAGAGCAGGTCGGTTTTGAGGACATGAATTATTTTTCTCAGCGCTTTAAGCAACTGGTAGGCGTTACCCCAAGTCAGTATAAAAAAGGAGGCCAGGCATGA